ATAATATGGTTCGAGCCTTTGCTATCGCACCCACTGCCTCCTGCAGTTATCGAAGCAAGGATCTGGATGGTTATACTTGCACACCAGAAATCGCTCCGCCTGTCGGGCGTACAGTAGACAGGGATAGTGGCACCTTTGGTGTCGAGACATACGAATATGGCGATGTAGAAATCGCATCAGAAGTTGGTTGGGCAAACTACAAACGTGTTGCCGATGGCATCATGACCATGCTCGACCGCACGGGACTTCTTCACGGGTACAGCTTCAACAGTTGGAGTGATGTCGTTACATATGACGAAGCCTTTATCGAAGAGTGGTTGGAATCTCCGCAAACCTCCCTTTACTACAGTTTGCAAGTGATGCCAGACACCCAGGATAAGTCAGATGTTTATGCTGCGCTTCAGTCGGACGTTGATGAGTACCTTGCAGACATTCTTAATGAAGAACAAACCTGCGACTGTCAAGAATGAACCCGTATCAAAAACTTATCGAACGAAAAAGAACATGGACACCAGTACAAACAACTGCTGGTACGATCAAGGAAGGGGCACACGATGTATTGAAACGTGCCCTTGCCTTGCGTCACATGGAACTGCCTGTGGGAGATTTTATCAATGAAGCTCTTGCCACTGAAGTACCAGAGTTGGCGCGTGAACTACTCGTGTCCAACGTCAAGGACGAAGAAAAACATGACCTCGCACTTGGTTTCATTGCCCTGGCTCACGGGGTTGATGAGAAAGCTGAGGCTGAAGCCCTTCGGCTTCGTGAAGCTTGGACTTCGCATCCAGATCACACGATCACAAAGGCCATGGTTGCCGAGCGTGCGATTTTCTTCGTTCTTTTACCACTCTTTCGCGCTCTTGGTGACGCTGGCATGAGAACTGTCAGCGCAGATATTTCCAGAGATGAACAAATTCATGTGGCTACCAATAGTCTGGTTCATACTGAGCTGGGGTATAACATCAGTCCTTCTCTTGATCGTCTCAGGAAGGCAACTATGAGTTGGGTCTTGCAGCCTCTGTCTGCAGACAACCCGACCAAACATTTGAACAAAAAATTTTGGATGGATTCCAGTGATCGTCTGATGTATGAGGGCAAGGCTCCTGAGCTGTCCTTTACAAAGGCATCCCGTGTTCCAGCTTTCTTTGAACACAGTAACAACGATCTACCCCAATATGCTTAACATTGGTTTGACTGTGGAGAGGTTGGTGGAGGAGCTGGAGGATAAGTTTCCTCCGGTCCAGCCCAACCCAGATACACCTATTAACCAAATCATGTATCGTTCTGGTCAATGCTCAATCGTTGACTGGATACGTGAACGTATTAAGGAACCCTAACTATGTGTCGTAGACGCCGACCCGATTATGCAAAGATGCAGCGCGAAGCTAATGCTGCTGCACAAGCTCAAGCTCAAAAAATGATTGAGGCCAATCAAAAACAGATGGAAAAGATGATGGCAAAAATTCCTGATCCACCGAAACCTGGTCAGGATGTTATGTACGAACCGACGCAGGTTAAATCATCTTATGACGATACCAACCAAGGTATCAAAACTGCGAAGTCAATTAGAGGACGTAGGAAATCTAACATGAGCAAGCTTCGCATCAAACTGAATCCAAACGTCAACATGCCTGGTGCCTCAGGTGGTTCAACTAACCTTGGTTAAATAAATGACCGCACAAACTAGGTACAATTATCTAACAAGTGGCCGCCAAACGTTTCTTGACGTAGCTGTTCAATGCTCTGAACTTACACTGCCCTACCTCATCCAACGTGATGAGATGAGGCCGACCCACAAAACTCTTATACAACCTTGGCAAAGCGTGGGAGCCAAAGCAGTTGTGACGCTTGCATCTAAATTGATGCTTGCTCTTCTGCCTCCACAGACCACGTTTTTCAAACTACAAATTAGAGATGACAAACTTGGCACTGAGCTGCCTGCAGAGATCAGGTCTGAACTTGACCTCAGCTTCTCTAAAATTGAACGCATGGTGATGGACTCCATCGCAGCGTCAACAGATCGTGTCAGTGTCCACCAAGCTATTAAGCATTTGGTGGTCGGTGGCAATGCTCTGATGTATATGAGTAAGGATGGTGTCAAGCATTATCCATTGAGCCGCTACGTTGTAGACCGTGATGGCAACGGCAACGTAATTGAGATTGTTACCAAAGAACTAATCAACAAAAAATTGCTGCCACCTGAACTCGTCGAGACACAAGGCAAAGCCCTGAACGACGTAGAGAAGAAAGGCAGCTCACTAATGGGAGACGACTGTGAGGTATTTACTCACGTCCGTCTGGACAACAATCGATGGGTATGGCATCAGGAAGTCTTTGGTAAGAAGATTCCTGGCAGTGATGGTAAGTCACCGAAGGATGCATCACCTTGGCTGGTCCTTAGATTCAATGCCGTTGACGGTGAGAACTATGGGCGAGGTAGAGTAGAAGAATTCCTTGGTGATTTGAAGTCACTGAATGCACTATCGCAGGCCATCGTAGAAGGCTCTGCAGCAGCAGCAAAAGTTGTTTTCCTTGTCTCACCCTCTAGCACCACAAAAGCACAGACCCTAGCCGCTGCTGGGAACGGTGCAATCATTCAGGGACGACCTGACGATGTTGGTGTTGTGCAGGTAGGTAAGACTGCTGACTTCGCTACGGCGGCGCAGCAGATGCAAACACTTGAGCGCAGGATTGCAGAGGCATTTCTTGTTCTGACGGTACGCCAATCAGAACGCACAACTGCAGAAGAGGTACGCCTCACACAACTTGAATTGGAACAAAGTCTCGGTGGATTATTCTCTCTGCTGACTGTTGAGTTCCTTGTCCCTTACCTGAACCGAAAGCTATTGGTTCTGCAACGGTCTGGACAACTGCCCAAGATTCCTAAAGATCTGGTCAGCCCTACCATCGTGGCAGGTATCAACGCTTTAGGCCGCGGCCAAGATCGTGAGTCTTTGACCGCATTTATCACAACCATTGCACAGACGTTGGGTCCTGAGGCAATGATGAAGTATCTCAATCCCGACGAAGCTATCAAGCGGCTGGCTGCTGCACAAGGCATTGATGTTCTCAACCTTGTGAAGAGTATGCAAGATCAGCAAGCTGAGAAGGAAGCTGAGATGCAACAACAGCAGGACATGATGATGATGCAACAGGCACCACAACTGCTGAAAACGCCTATGGCAGACCCAACTAAGAATCCCAATGCTGAGGAGATGATCTCTGAAGCCCTTGCACCACCTGAATCTTAATGGCTGAAATTCTTACATACGATCCGAGCAACGATCCACAAGCAATCCAGCAAGCTGAAGAACGTGACGCTGAAACTCTCGCCATCGGTGAGCAGATGGAGGCAGACCAGGAACAGATGCTCGCTGGTAAATACCGCAACGCACAGGAACTAGAGAAGGCATACCTGGAACTGCAAAAGAAACTTGGCGACGGTGAAGACACCGAAGGCGAGGATGTTGAGTATCCAGATGTTGACGAAGAACCATCTGAAGATCCTGTAGCAGACTTTATTACTGCAGCAGAGCAAGAGTTTGCAGAGACTGGTGAGCTGACTCCTGAGACTTACGAACAGTTTAAGGAGATGTCAAGTGAGGAACTTGTCGATGCATACATGCGACTGCAAGATCAAGAACCGGCAGCTTCTCAGTCTGTCGAGTTGTCTGATGGTGAAGTAAGTTCTATCTATAATTCTGTCGGCGGTGAAGAGAGCTATGAACAACTGACGTCGTGGGCAGCGACAAACCTATCACCTGAAGAGGTGGCTGCCTACGACGGACTGGTTGAGTCTGGCAACTTGGCTGCTATCAATCTCGCACTACAAGCTATCAACGCTAGGTACACTGACGCTATGGGATACGAAGGAGACATGTTGCAAGGCCGTGCGGCTGCACCTCGTGAAGCATTCCGCAGCCAGGCTGAAGTTGTCCGTGCCATGCAGGACCCTCGCTATGACCGCGACCCTGCATATCGTATGGAAGTTATGGAAAAACTTGAATACTCTGACCTAGATTTCTAACATGCCTTACGGACCTGGAACATACGGCAACAAAGTTGGCCGTCCTAAAAAGAAAACCACCGCTGCAAAACCTGCTAAGCGGCTGACCGCCGGACAAAAAAAGATTGCACGTCAAGCTGGCAATCCAAATAAGATTGATGCTGCTGACTTCAAACGTCTGCGTAGCCGCAGGATGAAGTGATGGCACACAAAGGTAAAGGCTCTTGCGGAGGCAAGAAAGGTGGCAAAGGCTACAAAAAGTAGTACCCGTTCTGTAAGTCTTAAGATCGGTACACACAAATCACGGTCCGGTGGCTTGACTGCTGCCGGTCGTCGTAAATACAACAGAGCTACAGGGTCTAACCTGAAGGCACCCCAACCTGAAGGCGGGCCACGCAAGCGTTCTTTCTGTGCCCGTATGTCTGGTGTGAAAGGACCAATGAAAGACAGCAAGGGTCGTCCTACACGGAAGGCTCTTGCACTACGCAAATGGAAATGCTAATGAAACGCAAACGAGTTGATCAAAAAGCCTTCAACAGCAGTTTTGTTTCGCAGTCCTTTGACATCGGCCCAGGCCACAAAGGTGCACAAAGGAAACAAAAGATCTACAACAAAGGTAAAAGCACAAACAACCCGCACGAGAAAGAAACTTTTCTTAAGCGGACTGGACCACAGCTACCTCTAGCTAAAAGAAAATCCAAAAAGACTTATGGCTAAACCTGGACTTTACGCTAACATCCACGCTAAACGGCGTCGTATTGCCGCAGGCAGTGGTGAGAAGATGCGCAAACCGGGCACTAAAGGTGCACCAACCAAAGCAAACTTTAAGCGTGCTGCCAAGACTGCAAAAAAGAAATAGACTCCAGCCGTACGTTCATCCTTCGGGACGCAGGCATCTTACTCATGGAACGGGGGGTAAGGTATATGGAGTTTCTCATGTCTCAAACTGCACAGAAAAAAGAAATCGTCCTGACCTATCGGGGCGTTGCCTACGTTGTCAAGCGCAATGTCGCATCAAAGTAACAAAGCACAAGCGTCCGTAACTTATTACGGACCTGTCAATACAAAAAAACAGGGAGAAAAAAAGGCCAAGACTAAGAAGTCCTGACCTTCTGCACCCTCACATAACATAACGAGCTTTCCACAACTGTAAAGCCCGAAGGACGGTTTAAGGAGTGGCTGACCGGAAAGCAGCCACGCCTGTGGGGTAGGCACCTCGGTGTAGGACCTGCCCTGCTTTGGCTTTTGGCCCGTACGCGGATACCCATTAGCCGTCTAGACGGTGGGATAGACCACAAAAAATTTGCTACAAAAATTTTCTCAAACGTTTGGGAGTTGGTTAATACTATTTACTCCTTACAATGGCACATCAAAGTTCTGACCTGACTACTAGCCTTTCACGGCCTGGTAGTCTTAATGGCGCTGCAGATAGCCGCGCTCTTTATCTGAAGCTCTTCTCTGGTGAGATGTTCAAGGGCTTCGAGTACAACGCAATCGCCCGTGACATGGTGATGAAGCGTACTCTTTCCAACGGAAAGTCTATGCAGTTCATCTACACCGGTCGCACGACTGCTGAATATCACACCCCCGGAAATGCGATCCTCGGTAACAGCGACGGTGCACCTCCGGTGGCTGAGAAGACCATCACCGTTGACGATCTGCTGATCTCCAGTGCATTCGTTTACGACCTTGATGAGACTCTTTCTCACTACGATCTGCGTTCCGAAATCTCTAAGAAGATCGGATATGCACTCGCACAAAAATATGACCGTCTGATCTTCCGTGCAATTACTCGCGGTGCTCGGGCTAAGTCTCCTGTGCAAAAGTCCTCTTTCATCGAGCCCGGCGGAACCCAAATTCGTGTTGGTTCCTCTGGTACTGCTGCTTCTGATGCATACGATTCTGCAAAATTAGTGTCGGCATTCTATGACGCCGCAGCTGCACTTGACGAAAAGGGTGTTAGTTCCGAAGGCCGCGTGGGTGTACTTAACCCTCGCCAATACTATGAACTTATCCAAGCTGTTGGCAGCAACGGATTGGTGAATAGGGACGAGCAAGGCACTGCGCTGCAAGGCGGCCAGGGCATCATCGAGATTGCAGGCATCAAGATCTACAAGTCGATGAACATCCCATTCTTCTCTCAGTACGGTACTAAGTATGGTACTGCTTCTGCCACCAACCCTGGTGTCGCTGATCCTGGCGAGACCGGTTCGTTCGTGGGCGAAGGTATGGAAGACGGACGCAACAGCGTGACCGGTATCAACAACGATTACGGTCAAGCTTCCAACTTCGCTAACTCCTGTGGCCTCATCTTCCAACGCGAAGCTGCTGGTTGCGTGGAAGCGATTGGTCCTCAGGTGCAAGTCACCAGCGGTGACGTTTCTGTCATCTACCAGGGCGACGTGATCTTGGGTCGTCTCGCCATGGGCGCTGACTATCTGAACCCCGCCGCTGCTGTTGAGCTGTACGCTGGCACCGCTACTGCCCCCGCGCAGTTCGGTACTGTCCAGTCCGCTACCAACAACGCTGGTTACGGCGGCTGATACTTTTCAGTTGTTCTATACAGGGATCCTTCGGGGTCCCTTTTTTTTATTTACGATATGGCCTTTCCTACTTATGCTGTGTCCACCGAACTGGATGCTGTAAATCAAATACTTAGCTCGGTGGGACAGGCTCCTGTCACCACTCTGGATCTCCAGAACCCCGAAGTTGCTATCGTGGTCAACACCCTCCGTGAGGTCAGCAAGCAATGCCAGTCAGAAGGTTGGATGTTTAACGTCGAACGCAACATTGAACTGACTCCTGACAACATCACCAAAGAAATCAAGTACCCGCAGAATGCACTGCAGATCGACATCAACCAACACCACCACCATGGGGAGTTTGATGTCGTCAAGCGTGGTGTAAAACTGTATGATCGACTACATCACAAATACACGTTCGACAAAAATATCCACGTAGACATCACATACTTCTTTGACTTCCCTGACGTTCCTGCTGCTATCCAGAACTACATCACCGCACGTGCTGCACGTATGTGTGCTGTGAAGATGGTTGGTGACCAGGAGATCAACACCCTTCTGCAAGAGCAGGAAGTCAATACCCGTGCTGCTGCACTGGAGTATGACCTCAATCAAGGTGACATCTCCTTCTTTGGTTTCAGAGATGGGGATAGTTTCTATCAAAGCTATCAGCCTTTTAACGCACTGAAACGATGAGTTCTGTAACCCAAAGAATCCCTAACCTCCTGCGAGGTATATCACAACAACCTGACAATCGGAAGTTTCCAGGTCAAGTCAAAGACGCGGTGAATACCTTCCCGGACTACGCTTTGGGTATGCTGAAACGTCCAGGCGGTAAATATGAAGCCAAGCTGCAAGGTGCATCTACTGGCGGTAGGTGGTTCTCTATCCTGCGTGACGCACAGGAGAAGTATGTTGCACAGTATGACAACAACGTGTTCCGTGTCTGGAGCCTGCTAGATGGTAGCCCACGTAAAGTTGACATGGGCACAAACACAGGTGTCCAGTCTGGCTGTAACTACACAAACCTGCAGACAGACTTACTGGCATACAACACTGCTGTGGCTGACACGGCTGCAAAACTCAAGCTGCTCAAAACTGCAGAGGATGAGTTTGCCGTCGTCGATGCTGGTCAGAAGGCTACGACCTCACGTCTATTCAAAGTAAACTATAAATACCCTGTCGGTGATCTCAAAGAATATCTTACGTCTGGAATTCTGCAGGACAGTGTAGGTAATTATGTTGTCAAGGACGACGATCAGATCATTAGTCAAGGGTCTTCTACACTTCCTACAAACTACGCACTGGGTACAGAGGTTACCGACGAGCACCCAAACCTTGCTAGTCAAGGGTTCCGTGTGTACGAGGCTATCAAAACGACAGCAGCAACACACTCCTCTAGTGACCTGACAGCAAAGACTACTGCACTTACAACGGCCAAGACAAACTACGACAACGCTGTCACTGCAGAAGCCACAGCCTACACAGCCTACAACAGTGAGGTAACAAGCTGTGCTATCACAGACGGGCAGGTGCCGTCTAACGCATACCTTAAAGACGCTACTGCAGACGACATCGAGTTCTTGACACTGAACGATTATACGTTCGTGTTAAACAAGAACAAGGAAGTAGCGATGAAGTCTACGACAACTCCTGCACTTCCCAACCAGGCATTTGTTGTCATCAATGTGGTTGCTTACAACGTTGACTACAAGGTGCTGCTGACTATTGGCAACACAACCACAACATTCACCCACAGCACGCCTGCTGCTGCAGTGATCAACAACAGTGCACAAGCAAAGACTGACGCTAATAGCATCGCCAGTGCACTTGCCACAGCAATTAACAACAACTCTAACTTCACGGCTGTACAGGTTGGACCTGGCATTTCTATCACCAGCAGCAGCTCATTCAAGATTGAGGTCCGGGGTGGTTCACAGCAGGACGGCATTTACGCTTTCCAAAACAGTGTACCCAACGTGTCACGCCTGCCTATCCAGGCCAAGAATGATTATGTTCTAAAGATTATCAACACCACTGACATCGACATCGATGACATGTGGGTCAAGTTCGAGACCTCAAATGGACAGACTTATGGTGCAGGTGCCTGGGTAGAAACCAATGGACCTGGTATTAAGTTTGAACTGGACGAGCTTACGTTGCCACACCAGCTTGTCAGACAGGCTGACGGGTCCTTCAAATACGAACCAGTCAACTGGGCTGACAGGCTTGTAGGGGATAACAACACCAATCCACTGCCTAGCTTCATTGGTGAGAAGATCAAATCAATGTTCTTCTTCCGTAACAGGTTCGGAGTCTTGGCTAACGATGCAGTTATCTTAAGCAAAGCAGGTGACTTCTTTAACTTCTTTGTCACCTCAGCTAAGACGGCTACAGACGATGATCCTATTGACATCTCTGCGTCCAGCACTAGACCTGTGTTCCTGAACTACGTGCAACCAACTGCCGTTGGTTTGGTCCTGTTTGGTGAGAATGACCAGTTTTACCTGACCACTGACTCTGACACCCTTAGCCCGCTGACAGCGAAGATTAACAAGCTCAGCAGCTTTGAGGCTGATCCTGGTGTTGAGGCTGTGTCTCTTGGCACATCAATGGTGTTTATTGCTAAGACACCGCTGTACACCCACATGTACGAGCTGATGAATATCAGCACAGACCAGCCACCTACGTCTAGGGATACAACTCAGAACGTACCAGAACTAATTCCTGATTCTATTGATAATCTTATTTGTTCGCCAGGGCTATCTATGGTCTCCATGGCAACTAAAAATAAAGAAACTATCTATCAATACAGGTTCTTTAACTCTGGTGACAGCCGTGTTGTAGAAACCTGGTACAAGTGGGAGATGACTGGCAAAGTTTTGGATCAGTTCTTCGACAACAGCACTTATTACGCAGTCGTTCACGACGACACACGTGTGTATGCACTGTCGTTCGACATGAACCAGTCTAGTGAGCAAGGCTTCCTAACGCTGCCTACGGGTGAGAAGACGGACGTATGCCTTGACCTATGGACAACCAATCCACCTGTAGCCTATAACAGCACGACTAAGAAGTCCACATACACTCTGCCGTTCAACGCCATCACAGGTAAAAAGCTATCTCTTGTCAATACAACTGACGGTAGCTTGCTTAACCCAACGTTCAGCGGTAACACCTTTGACGTAGACGGTGACTTCAGAGGTCAGGATGTTGTTGTGGGATTGAACTATGACATGAAATTGGAGCTACCGAAGCTTTATGTGTTTAGTCAATCTGGTGATAATGTCAGTAATGATGATGTATCAAACCTTATCATTCATCGCATTAAGGTTTCCACCGGACTTAGTGGCCCCGTTGATTACAAGATCGATATTACTGGTTTATCTGATTGGGAGAATGTTGTTAGCGTAACACTGCCCTATCTTTACAATCTTAATAACGTCAACATGTTGGCGTCTTCTACACACAACGTTCCTATCTTCCAACGTAACGACAACCTAGGCATACTGATCGAAGGTACAACACCGTACCCTGTGTCTTTGCTTGGCTTCAGTTGGGAGGGTAGATACACCACCAAATTCTACAAACGTGTCTAAGTACATCCATCCGCCCACGTACAAAGAAGTTGCCTACATTGCTGAGAATCTACGTCAGGACGACTGGCGTGAGCTACAAGAGGGCTGGGGAATCAACCCAGCTCTCGCTCTTTTTTTAGATACCTTACAGGGCCATACCGTCGTGTTTCACGTTCCAAACGGTAAGACTGCCGGAATTGCTGGCGTGTCTGATGACGGCTGTGTATGGATGTTATGCACACCTGCTATAGAAGACTATCCTATTACATTTATTAGAGAAGCAAAACGTTGGTTAGAATCGTTACCGCACAAAGTTCTTTACAACTGTGCAGATGTCAGGAATACAACGCACCTCAAACTTCTAAAACACTTAGGGTTCAAGTTTTTAGATGTAAAAATACAAGGACCTAAAAACCTGTACTTTGTAGACTTTATTAGATTATGGCAATAGCAGCAGTAATGGGTGGCCTGCAGTTTGGCATGGGCATCCTAGGCGGCTTTTCCAAGCATAACGAAGCCGTTCGCCAAGCTGAACAACAGCACAAAGCAAACGTATATCAGAATACGTTTCAAAACTTGATGATTAAACGTCAGAACGAACTGACTGAACAGCGTTTTGACAAACAACTACAGATTGCAGATCGTCAGTTCAGCTTTAATGCTGAGGCTGCACGTCGTTCTATGGAGTCTGAACAAGTCCGGTTGAACGAAGTGTTCCGTGGTGCTGCATTCCAAAACTCAGCAGCCCGTACACAACTGATGCGTGCCATGGGCGCTAACGTCGCTGCAGGTGGTAACAGAGGTCGCAGCTTCGAGCGGGCATCTCTTGTATCCACACTAGGTGAGTTCGGACGACAGCAAGCTATTCAGGCAGAAAGCCTATCTAGTGCACGTGCTCAATCTGAACGTAACCTGCAAGGTATTGACCGTCAGTTGCGATCTGCAAATAACCAGACGTATTCTACCATTGCTATCCCACCACAACTACAGACGGGTGTTGCTGCACCTACACCACCGGCTGCACCTAGGATGAATACGGCGTTGATGATTGGTCAAGCTGCCATGTCTGGTCTTCAGACTGGTTACCAATTCACTGCACCTGGAGAGAAGTTCTTTGGATTCAAGAAACCGGGCGGTTAATTATGAAAGAGTTTGAACTAAGGAAACAATTTGAAGGTGCAGCTAACACAGAGCGGTTTGCACCTATCCAAGCGGTTGATCCCACGCAACAAATGCGTGAGAATCAGCAAGTCGAACAACAGAATATGCAGCGTTCGCTGGACGCAGCCGTACGTGATATGCAGCAGCAGGAAGATGCTATGCGTATTGCAAAGGATATGGAGCTACAACAACTTCAGGGTTTCTCTAAAACTCTTATGGAAACCTTGAGCACTGCAGCTAAAGGGTACCAGCAAAATCAAGCTGATAAATTCTTCGCTGAGGGTATGGCCGATGTCACTAAGATGCGGGCCATGCATCCAGACTTTGATGAACAGGAAGCAGCTCTAAAAGCAGATGACGCAGCATTCCAAAGCGGTGTTGACAAACTGGCAGAACAAGGTCTTGCACCTGACGTCGTTGCACGTATGCGTAGCTTGTCGGGTTATGCAGCCTACGGTTACAAACGTGGTGTGGCTACCGGTTACGGTGATTCTTACAGTGCTTTTGTTGACAAGGCTTTTGCTGAAGACAATGTAACTGAAATTACATTGGATGGTGTTACATTCACACCAGCCACGGCAGTAGGTGCTGATCAAAAGATGGCAGCTCTGGCTGTCATTCAGACACAGTTCCGTCGCCAAAACGCACTGGAAGAAATCTCCCCTGGCATGTTGAACAAATATGTCATGCCACAGATGCGGGAGAAAGAAAAAAACTTTGAGCTTTCTGTAAGATCTGCTGAGCTGAAAGAGCAGCAACAAAGTCAACGATCTACTGCCCTTACTAATTTAGGGACTGAGATTCGTCTACTTGACACTGCAAACCCGGAGTCTCTTAATAACAGCTACTTCCAAGACACGATGGATGCCTTGAGAAGGGCAGGTATGACAGCTACTGACGCTAGAAAAGCTATCTTTACACACGTCATTTCACTGCAAAGTTACGACAGAGAGTTCCGCATCACCGCAGAACAAGCTGATTTAGTCTTTGCAAGTAGCAACAACTACATGGGTAAACCGTGGAAGCAGGTGTTTGCGTCTGAGCTAGGTACAGCACGTCGAGAGGCGTTGAAGGAGCGGTTGCAACTCGATGAACTTGCAGATGCTGAAAACCTGCAAAACAGAGAGGATTGGACTGACCGTGTTCTTGAAGATCTACGAAGATTCGGTGCTGCACCTGAAGTCAAAGTCAAAGAACTTATCGATTATAGTCAAGAACAATATGGTGGTGTAGATGAACGCCTTACTAATTACCTTGATAACTCAACACGAGAAGCTGCTGATCTACAAGACCAGAAAGACCGTGCTGACATTTTAATCAAATCAGGTGACTTTACCGTTACTGAGTTTAACAAAGCAGAATACTCTTTGCTGCATGGCAATAAAGATTATGCAGATGCTGCAAAGCGTATTACAGAGATGTACGGCATGGGTGGCCGTGAAAACGCCGGACTCCGAAAATACGAAGATGGCATTAAAGGGGCTATCAAAACAGCATTGATTGATGATGGTCAAGTACCACGTGACCTATCTGGTCAATCTATTGTTGTCGCTGACTACGCGATTGCAGATTTACATGCACGTGCACAAGTGATCTTGATGGATCCGAAAGCACCAGAAAACATGACTCTACAACAGGCTTACCAACAAGCTATGTTGCAGATCTCAGAAGAAATTGCCAACGGCAAAACTGGTGTTTATCAAAGGGAGGGGAAAGGAAGTGCAACTAAATTTCAGAACCCTCTATTCAATCCTAGATCCGATCTTAGCAGAGAGTCGCAGTCAGACGTAGCGAGAAACATCCGTAACGTCGCTTTTGACAGGGGCAGAGCGGGCCTCATCAAAAACACCGGAGGTATCTTTACAGACGCTGATAAAGAAGAGCTGAGTGATCCTTCCCAGCCCCGTGGTGCAGGTCACATGAAACTGCGTAGATATGTAGAAGAGCACAACCTTAGACATAAAGATGATCCACTCACATTTGATGAAGCTAAGTCTTTGCTTCTTGACCCTAATGGCGAACTGCCCAAAAAAGACGCTTATGAAGGTACTGCCGCTCTGAACGGTCACATGAATCTTCTGACTAGCCCCACACCAAACAGAGTAAATCGTATCGGTGTGTATGGCGGTCACCTTCCTGCTCACATTAGGACTTCACCATCTGGTTTCCACGATGTTTCTAGAGCATCCGTAGATTACGGTTTGCCCGAAGCTGTCGCACCTCTGGCTGGTATCATATACCAAGGCATTGGTATGTCCGACGACTACGAAACTCCTCACCAAGAAATCAAAGCACTCGCAGAAACTCTGTCCGGCATTCCAGAAGTTGCTAATGCAGCTACACCTGGAGAAGCTATTCGCGCGTACAGAGAGCACGGTGACTTCGAGTCACAACAGGATGCAGATGAGTTTGTAGCTGATGCGATGCAACGCCTCCAGGAGCACAGCATTCCTCCTGAGGTTCCATATATCAACAAACCCCTTATTGAAGGTAGACCCTTCTCTAATCCTGCAGTGATGGGAGCTGCTGCCAAAGAGTTTCTTACGGGAGACACTGGCGTAGGTACAGGAGAACACGTCCACGTATCTTTATTTAATGCTAAAGGCCAAAACCTTGACCCATCGTCCGTGCTCGGTCGTTTGTTAGTCAATGGTGAACCATTAGCAGATCTTTTTCAAATGACTTCTGGCTACGGCCCACGTATTCATCCTGTTTATGGAGTTCGTAAGTTCCATAATGGGATCGACTTTGCTACACCCAAAAACACACGCATCTCTGTCAGTGGTGCAGAATATATCACAACACGAGTTGATTCTGGTGGTGGCGGAGTGATTTCCATTTATGCCTTGCCAGACGGCAGTGAGATAGTTCTGATGCACGGATCGAGAGCAAATCTCAAATAAGAACTATGACTTCTACTCCTACGGGACCTGTCAACGACGATAAACAGTATCAAGATGACATAGATAGGGATTCTGTACTCGATGAGATTGCAGACAGATTAGAAAACGAATATCCAGAGGGCATCCCTTCATTTGATAATCTGGTTAAAGAACGCCCGAAAGAAGAACCAAAAACTGAAGCACAACCTGAAACTAAGCCTGAAGCTAAACCTGAAGAGCCAAAAGAGGAAGAAACCAACAATCCACTTCAAGAGGTGGGCACCGCTGTCGTAGGTGCAGGTATCGACCTTGTAGAAGGCGTAGGCGGTACGGCTGAGGGTATTCTTACAGGTCAGTTACTTGACCCTAAATTCAAGCCTTCCTGGCTGCAGGTTGACGATGAAGTTGAACCTATGAACAAAACGGTGTGGGGTAACTTTCTCCGCAACGTCTTGGAGTTCGGTGCTGGTTTTGTAGGCACTGGAGGTATCGCTCATGTTTCCAAGCTGAATAAGGTCAAGCATATTATCAATGGTAGTAAATATGTACCAGGCGCACTGAAGGTGTCAGGTGCTGGCCGCAGTGCTACCGCAGTGTTTGTCAGTGAGCGTTCGATGGAATCAACCATCAACGACTCGCTGCAACCTCTGATGCCCTGGTGGACGTTGACTGCTACCAATGAAGAGTCTTCACCTCTGGAAAAGAAAGCCAAGCATGTCTTGGAAGATCTTGGCATGGGCTGGGCTGTTGGTAAAATCTTTAGTTTCCGTGCAGGCAAAGCAGCCGCTGAGGCTGTCGATGCAGGTACAAAAGAAGGTGCACAAAAAAACCTCACTGCACTTACACAAGAAATCGATGCTGTAACCGCTACTGCAAAGAAATTAGAGGATGGCAGTAAAGAACAAACACGCCAGCTTAAGAAGCTTGCTAGGCTGCAAGAACAACTTAAGAAAGCTCAGGACGCACATCCCGACATTGTGGAGAAACGTACTGCTGCTGAGATTGCTGAGGCACAAGATAGTGCTGTTAAGGAAAACATTCAGTTAGAGCTGTTTGATAAAAACCTGACGGAACCAACACCTAACATTCACCCAGACTACTTCGACTTGCCTGACAAAGGTTTGCGTGGGGTGCGTCCAGGCAACCTGTACCAGCACATGAAAGACATGCTGGCTATGGCTAACCGTGGGGATCTTTCCGCTGGTCAGCGTGCACGCCTTGTCACAGACGCAGCTCTTACCCGCATGGCACGGAGCAGTGCTGAGGTCCGCAAACAGATCGCTGCATTCGCAGAAGAGGTGCAACGTGGTCTAGAGATTCCTGCCGGTCAGAATGTGGCAGGACTCGGCACCAACATGATGGGTGTCAAACAGCTTGCTATTGCTAAATACACCGACATCATGGGTCTGTTTCCCGATTTGTCTAAGGGTGATTTTGCAGACATTCAAAAGATGCTGATGGAAGACAGTGTGAATGTTATTTCGGTTGATGGCAGCACTGTTGCAGTTCCAAACGCAGCTAACGCTATGGCACTGGAGATGTTGATGTATGACCTCAACACTGCAGTATCCACTAAGGCTATGGCCTTGCATTCTGTGGCAGACAAGATTCCTGTAGAAAAAGGTCTTACAAACCTGTTGGATAAGGTCGAAGCTGCTTTCCGCCTTAATCAGGAAGCAAGCGAGTTTGCTGGATCACTGTTGCGGTCCCGACGTGGTGACGTCAAAATGGGCACCGGTTTGGGTAAGGCAGCAAGAGAGAAAAACCTTAGCAAGTTTATGTCTAACTTGCGTAGGATTGTTAAGAATGATCCTGAAATGACAGAGACGTTCTTGCGTGCTTTTGCAGAATCTAACGGCGAAGTACATACGCTCGAAGCTATGCGCCGCTACGCTGCGGACACTGTATTTAACATCCAATCAGTCTTTGGGGTGAAAGGTGCACGTAGTAAGTTTGTTGACGGTTTGTTTAGCACTCTTTACAACTCTATTCTCTCAGCACCTAAAACCCTTTCACGGGCTGCGTCTGGTACAAATCTACTGGTAGGCCTGCGTCCGTTGCAGTTGATGGTAGGTGGTATTTTGACACCAGGTGATGTCAAATCATTTGCCAAAGGTTATCACATGGCATTTGATGGGTTTTTTGGAGGCATTGGTGAAGCGTGGGCTTTGGCTAAAAACACTCACTATTCACTTGTGCACAACCAAGCTGGTCCTTATGTAAACCAGATGATTTCTCCTGCGGAACGTACGCATTGGAAAAACCTTGGCCGTGTTATCGAATCTCAAGGTAGCACTGCTGAAAAAGCCATGTACCGCCTGACCAGCGTCATTCAAGATTTCAACAATCAGAGCTGGGTTAGGTACCCGTCAAACTTTATGACGACGATTGACGCCTTTAGCAAAACGCTAGTTGGACGTCAAGAGCTAAAAGCTAGGGCTTTTGAGGCTGCATGGAATGCAGGCGACGGACAGGTCACAAAGGAACTTATTGAAAGATACGAACGTGAGTTCCGCAGCAAAATCTTCGGACAGAATGGTGAGGTCATTGACATAGCTGCAGAACATGCAGGTAAAGAAGTGGCTTTGCAGCTCCCGTTGACAGGCAAGCTAGGTGACTTTGAGCGGTTCGTGAACTCTACTCCACTGCTAAGGCCGTTCTTCCTGTTTATGAAAACAGGTGCTAACGCTATCTCTGTTGTTCAAAAGCACACACCTTTGCTTGCACGATTCAACAGTGAGGTCAGAGCAATCCTGAGCGCAACACCTGACAACCTTGACAATGTACTGAAATATGGCATTACAGATGTTGGTCAGCTAGAGGCTGCAAAAGCCATGGTTCGGGGTCGAGTTGCTACTGGCTACCTGACTGTTGGTGCAGCGACTGGTCTTTATGCCACAGGCAGATTGACTGGTAACGGTCCTGCAGACCGTGAAGAACGCAGAGCATGGGAACAGACTGGCTGGCGGCCTAGGTCAATTAGGCTGGGTGATAAGTACATCAACTACGATGGTCTGGAACCGTTTGCATCTATGTTGGCACTGATTGCTGACATTGGTGACAACTTTGTAAAAGGCAAGCTTAGCGAAACTGGTGCTGAAAATGCATGGCGTAAGGTCGGATACCTTGTCGCAATGAACCTGACCAATAAATCATTTTTGGCTGGTCTACAACCTTTGACTGAAGTTCTCGCATTTGACGGTGCGCGGTCTGAGGTGTGGGCTGCCAACCTTACAAATAATTTTATCCCTTTTAGCGGTATTCGTAACGAGATTGCAAACGTTCTGAACCCAGGTCTGCGAGAACTGGAGAATGACTTTATGCAAACAATTATGAACCGCAACCCGATTGCACGTGGATTCTTGGCACGTAAACGTGACCCGATGAACGGCCAGGTCATCCGTGATTGGGACTTCCCAACACGACTGTGGAATAGCATTTCTCCTATCCAGCTTTCTGATGCTGACACGCCGACACGTAGACTTCTGCGTGACAGCGGTTTTGACCTTGTTTCTACGTTTACCAAAGACGATAAAGGTAACAAGCTAACCCCGCGTCAACGTGAGAATCTTGCTGATTTGATGGGAGGGTATAGAAATAAGTACGGACAAACCATCGAAGAAGAGCTTACTGAATTGTTCAAAGATCCAGGAATCCGTAAGGAAATGGAAGATTATAGAAGGGCACGTCAAAATAACATTCCTGGTAAAACACCTGACGACCCTTTGAATCTCAGTCTCGATAAATCTAATTTTATGGGCGAGATTGAACGTATTTTCAGCACAGCTAAAAAAGACGCCTTGGCTGGTTTGGAAGATATGTTCCCTGAACTCGTTGAATCCTCTAACGCACGACGCGGTGCAGAAGCGGCACAACGAAATAGCAATGTTGATGAGGCCATACAAATCCTCAGAGACCAAAAAAACCGATAACCTAAAGGTACCTAATGGCGACATTTGATACGTTCACAGGAAACGGCACTAAAGTTTTCTTTGACTTTACATTTGAATACCTGGAACAGTCTGACGTCAAAGTCAGCCTGAATGGCACCACCCAGCCTACAACTGCATATTTCTTCTCGACTGATACGAGAATCCAATTTAATACTATCTCTGCCGCCACCACCCTGCAAGAAACAACGGGGGCTCCTAAGAATGGAGTCACCGTTCGGGTGTTTCGTGAGACAGACATTACTGAACTGAAGTCTACGTTCTTTGCCGGATCTGCTATCAGGTCCCAGGATCTTAACGATAACTTCAACCAAAACAACTTTGCTGTCGAAGAGGTTCGCGATCAGTACGTCACCAGGACGAATGGTCAGTTCGACACGGACGTTGACATGAACAGCAACCGTATTACGGAACTTGCTGATCCCACTGCAGCTACTGATGCTGTCAACAGGCAGTACCTGGAGCAGGAAACCTGGGACAACGAAACTCAGACTCTGCACAGCGATGAGACCTGGACTGACGTAGATACCCAGATTGCAACTACCAAAGCAATCGAGAATCGTATCTCTGCAAAGATCGACACAGCCCTTGAGACTGACGTGCTGGTTGACAGCACTGGTCTTAATAAGACTGGCAATGGTGGTCAGGTTACTCTGGGCATCACTGCCAACTCTGTTGATCTTGATCGCATCAAAAACAGCGACATCATTAACAACGCTGAGCAAGATGCACAAAATCCATCACCTACCGACAACAACATCTTTACCGCTCTTGCGGCTAAGACTCGTCACGATGCACTGGTACAGACTGGTACTCCTGCAGGATCTACATTCCAAACCGGTAAACTCTGGTACCAGAACGACAGCGACCAAACCCTGCACATGTGGGATGGTAGCAAGTGGGATGGCGTTACCTCTGGTGGTACTTTTACCAAGCTAGAAAAAGTTATCTATGTTGACTCTGTAAACGGTAACGACAACAACGAAGGTCACCGCATCTCAAGTCCTAAGGCAACTATTAAGGCTGCTGTAGAAGCTATCAATAGTGACTCTACATTCGGTGACGGCAGTGTTGTGTTGGTCGCTCCTGGTGTCTATCAGGAAGCTGCACCTATTGACATTCAAAAGCGTGACGTCGCTATCATTGGTGCGTCGGTTCGTAACGTCATCGTGCACCCGACCGCTGCTACAGAAACCAACAGCCTGTTCCGTGTAAACAGCGGTACATACCTGCACAACATGACGTTTACGGGTATGAAGGCCAGCGGTACTCGTGGTGCTACTGGATCTCTGTGGGAAGATGCTACCCACGGCCTGCCTCCAACACAAGGTTGGAACGTGTCGTTCTTCCCGGACGCCATGATCTACAAGTCTCCGTACATTCAGAATTGTACAAACTTTTCTGACTCGGAGATTGACAACAACAACCTGCAGTTTTACGCGGGTACCGAAGACAAAGGTCGTGCAGGTGACCTTGACCACGCTCCTACTGGCGGCGGCCTTCTCGTCGATGGTTCAACACCTCACGACGATTCTCCGCTTCGTTCTATGGTTGCGGACAGCTACACCCACACTGCACTAGATGGTCCTGGCATTTTCGTGACCAACAACGGTTACACCCAGGTCACTTCTAGCTACGCTTTCTTCAACCACTTCCACATCGCATGTATCAACGGTGGACAGGCTAACCTTGCAGCATCAACAACCGACTTTGGTCGATTCTCGTTGGTTGCAGAAGGTAAGTCAACAACCGAGATCTTTACTGGTCAGGTAAAAGGCACACCTAGTTCTGGCGATATTACATTTACTGTTGACGGTGTTGCAGCAAATGCAACATGGCACGGTTCATCCCTACGCCCCGCCAGTAATATGTTGGTAGAGGTTGGTGGCAATCTTTATCCGATCCTTTCTTCTACTGTAGTTTCTTCTACTGAGTTTACAGTTACTATCAGCCGACCAAACACAGGTGATCGTACCATCAACGATGGTCTTTCTAATAACCCTGCCGATAACTCGTCCGTTAAGTTCTACCTGCGTTCTATGATTGCGTCCTCTGGACACACCATGGAATATGTCGGTGCTGGTGTTGACTACCGCGCACTGCCTGAATATGCTGCAGGTACTTATGCTGTCGGATCTGGTACGAGCCCTAACGGTGTTCACCAAGAATCACACCAGAAAAAAGAGCTAAACAACGGTAAAGTTTGGGCTGCTATTACTGACCACAACGGTAAGTTCCGTGTTGGTGATACCTTCAGTGTTGACCAGCAATCTGGCTTTGTTGACATTCCTGCAGGTGCGTTGTCGGTTTCTAAACTGTTGGCTGACATGGATGTCAACGGTAAGAAAATTGTTAGCGACTCTGGTAACGAAAACATTGTTATCAGCCCGCACGGCACAGGTACTGTAGATGTTGAATCTAGCCGCATTACAAGTGTTACTGACCCAACTGGTGCACAGGATGCTGCTACTAAAAATTATGTTGACACCTTTGTTAATCAGACTGCCAACATTGGTGACGATCAAGTAACTAGCGCAAAAATTGCAGACGGCACGATTGTAGAAGGTAACCTTGCAGATGATGCTGTTACTTCAGCTAAAATTGCAGACGGTACTATTGTAGAAGGTAACCTTGCAGACGATGCGGTCACATCTGCTAAGATTGCTGATGGCACTATTGTCAACGGAAACATTAGCGATGACACAATTACAAGTGCAAAACTGACTGCAGCTACTGTTGTTACTGATAGTGATCAAAGCGCAAACGGTTTTAGTGTAAACGAAACTTCGTTCTTTACTACTGCAGCAGCTGACGCACGTTATTTTAACATCAGTTCTGGCGATACCATCAAAGATGGTCAAACGTTCCCAGATAACGACACTACCATTGCTACTACTGCTGCTATCAACGATAGAATCATCGACCTTGTTGAAGAGGTTGGTGGTTTTGTACCACTAGCATCTGAAGCAAATTTTCCTAACGCTAACCCTGATGTAAACGATGGTGCTGGCACTATTGTTTCTATTGGTGTTTTAGGGACAAGTTATAGTCCCACTAATGGAACGGTTACTATTCCAGACAGTACCTTAACTAATATAACTGGGTCTAACGTTACTATTACTGACTGTGGTACAACTGTATTGGCAGCAGGTTTTGGTTGTTTAGTTGAAACAACTACGACTTTGCATCAATATAAATTCCACCGTCTGACTCCTAAGGCTACTGAAGTCACAACTGTTGCATCTAACGCAAGTGACATCCAAACTGTAGCTAATAATATTGGTGATATTCAGACGGTTGAAGACAACATCAGTGACATCAACACTGTTGAAGATAACATTTCAAACGTAAATACTGTTGCTGGTATTTCTAGTAATGTTACGACTGTTGCAGGTATCAACGCTAATGTAACCACTGTTGCGGGCATTAGCTCAAACGTAACTACGGTTGCAGGTATTAGCTCTAACGTCACTACTGTTGCTAATAACGATTCAAACGTTACTGCAGTTGCAGGTAAGGCTACTGAGATTGGTCGCCTTGGTACCGCTGATGCTGTAGCGGACATGAATACGCTCGGCACAGCAGATATTGTGTCTGATATGAACACGCTGGCTACGTCCAGTAATGTCACCGCTATGAGCAACTGCTCTGATGACATCAGCAACATCAACACTGTTGCAGGTTCTATCAGCAACGTAAACACTACTGCTGGTTCTATCAGTAATGTCAACACTGTTGCTTCTAACATTAGCAGCGTCAACGATTTTGCTGATCGTTATCGAGTTAGTGCAACTGCACCTACCACGTCTCTGCACGATGGTGACCTTTGGTTTGACACTACAGCAGATACCCTCAAGGTTTACAACGCTACCGCAAGTGCATGGCAAGCTGGTGTGACTAGCACCAGTGGTTTTGTTACCACGTCTGGTGCAACCATGACGGGTCAGCTCAACACCATTACGCCAACATCCGGTACTAACGCAACCAACAAAACCTACGTTGACGGTACGATTGACTCTAAGATCGACACTGCATTGACGTCTGATGTGGTTGGTGGTACTGGTATTACGGTTAACGATAACACGCCTGGTAGCGGACAAATTACTGTTAGTGTGACTGCAGGATCTATCGGTGCTACGCAACTGGCTAGCACTGCTGTTACTGCTGGTAACTATGGTTCAGCTACTGAAATTCCTAGCTTTACTGTTGACGCTGACGGTCGTTTGACTGCAGCTTCTACTAACACTGTTAATACTACTACTAACCTTAGCACTTCTACTGCAACTGGTTCAGTTACTGTCAACAGCAGTACTGGTACTAATGCTACTATCAACGAAGCTAGTAGTTCAGCGGCAGGCGTCATGTCTACCGCACACCACGATAAGCTTGACGGAATTGCTGCAGGTGCTCAGGTAAACGTTGGTACAAACTTAAGTCTTTCTCGGAATACCACTTCTGTAACTGTTGCCAGTTCGACAGGAACTAATACAACAATCAATGAAGCTACCAGCTCTAAAGCTGGTGTCATGACTTCAGCAATGCATGACAAGTTGGACGGTATTGCCTCAGGTGCTCAGGTAAACGTTGGCACAAATTTGGGTGTCAGCTTTTTCTCAGACAGCGCAACAGTTACAAGCTCGACTGGCACTAATGTCAGCCTAACGACAGCTACATCGAGTCAAGCTGGTTTGATGTCTAATGGGCTTTTTAACAAGCTTAGTAACATTGAGTCCGGTGCAGACGTAACTGACTCAACTAACGTCAACGCGGCTGGAGCTGTAATGAACAGCGACACCAGCACTTCGTCTATGAGCTTTGTTATCGATCAAGATGACATGAGCAGCAATAGCTCGACTAAAGTTCCGACTCAACAATCGGTCAAAGCATACGTCGATAACAACGCGGGAGCCACGTCTGGTTTGTTCTGGGAAAATGCTAAGAGCTTGTCTTCTTCTTATACTGTCCCTTCTAGCACAAATGCAATGTCTGCTGGACCAATTACTATTGGTTCTGGAGTTGCAGTAACTATCAATAGTGGCACATCCTGGACCGTAGTTTAACACCTTTAATTATGACACAAGTAAATCACAACAGTATTACAGGAATCGGTGCTGGTAACTACGATCCTAAGGTTTTTACAGCCGCTAACTTTGCAAACAACGCTGTCAACGTAAACAAGTTTGCAAGCAACACTAAAGGTTGCATTGAAAAAATTACCCATTTTAATGACGCAACTAATAACATTAGTGACGCAGCTAACAACAGTAACGTTATTATTACCTTTAACTTTACGAGATCTAGCAGTAGCAATGCAATCGTTGCCATTGGATACGTTCCTCAGGGTGGCAGCGATTATAGTCACTTAGTCGGATCATACGTCGAAATTGACAGCACCGGTAAGAAATTTGACATGACTAATTGGAGAACTCCTACCAACGGTTCTGATGGACAGTTAGGTATTTTCCGGATTCAAGGTGCTTGGACTGCAGGCACCCTTGGAGGTGGAACAAGCCATACCTTTAAGATTGGCAAACACACACGTGATGGTAATAACCACTATATGGGCGGAGTTTCCAATCCAAACCAGACATCATCTCGTCACCGCCGAAACACTACGCAAATAACACTGTTTGAAACTGATCAGCTTAACTTTTTCACTTAATTATGGCTATTAAATTTACCGATAACGGCATGTTTGGTCTGAAAGAAGGTGGTGTTGGAAGCGGTGTTATTGATGCAGATGTTATTGCAAACAATACCGTTACGGCTGACCAATTAGCACCGACTGCTGCAGGTTCAATTATTGGGGTTCATCATTTTGCTGATGCTACTCACAACATTACTGTACCTGATACTAAACAGGCTGTTATAATTGAGACATCTTTTACTAGAAAACGTACTGACACATCTATTTGGGCTTACGGTTTTACACCTGTTAGAGGTCAAAGCGCATACCGTCCTGGACTTTATATTCAATTAGACTCTACTATGAAAACAGAGGCTGCACTGTTTACATCACCACCTGCCAGTATGAATGATGATGGTGTTAATGGAATGTGCCAATATAATGGTGTATGGCGTCCTGAAGAATTAGCAGGAGAAACTACTGTTTCAGTTTATCTTGGTATAAGGAGTGGTAACAACAGCAATCAACGGGCTGGTAACTACTGGAACCCAAGCCAACGTTCTGCTCGTGACCAAGACCACACCACTCAAATTACATTTTTTGAGTTACTAGATCCCTGCGTACGCACTACCGAGAGTGCTGACGAAATTCAATTCGGAGAGTAATGTCACTTACAATTCACGGAACTGAAGGCAAACTTACTGGCCTTCCAGTTGGCGGCTTACCCAACGGCACTGTAACAGCCGCAAACATTGCAGACAACACACTTACTAGAGCTAAGTGCACTGATATTGGTGAGGACATCCAACATGTCCATTTTCAATCAGGAAAAATAGATGAGTGGCAGTCTCAATTAGCAAATATTACCTATACATCCTTCTCTGTGCCTAGACAGAGTGACGATGATGGTATTGTATTTATGGGTTGGATTCCTCTTGCTGGTGAGGAGTCTTACCGGTGCGGCGAGTACATTCACTACAACGGCACTAACAAGTACGACAAAAGTGCAAAAATAGCTAGTTGGAACAACGATAGTAACGATGGTATTTTCGGTTTCGTTATGTATCAAGGTGCTGATCAAGCCAGTTCGTTAGGGACCCATAAAAACCTAAGAGTCAAGCTTGGCCATAGCTCTCGCAGTGGCTCTAACGAACGCTGTGGTGCGTTTCATAACCCTGGAATGGGTCGTTCTGCTGATCGGCACCGGAATAGAACGACACAAATCCACTTTCTTGAGTGCGACAACCTTACTATTGTTTCTTAATTATGCTTCCCCTTAACTCCGACGAGGCCGGTATTCCTCATATCCTACGCAACGATTCCAGTTACGCTGGAGCTGCTTGGTCCCACGGATTTGATCCAGGTCAAACAGGTTTTAACTATGAAGGTTTGATTTGGGATCCTGATAACGCTATTCCAAAACCTACTGAACAAGAACTTTTTGATAAGTGGACTGATACATACAAGGCACAGTGGCAGCAAAGTGGCGAATCAAGCCCTTGGACAGAGCTGCGCCATAATCGTGACATTCTGCTGACTGAATCTGATTGGATGGCAGTTTCTGACAGAACTATGTCAGACGCTGAAACAGCGTATCGCCAAGCCTTGCGTGATCTGCCAGCTAACACCACTGATCCAGAAAACCCTACCTACCCTACAAAACCATGATCGCTCTTATTCGCCCCGTCCTCATGTCGTTCCTTAATAGCGACAAAGTGAAGCGCCTGATTGTTGACATGCTTCGCAAACTTGCTGAGAAGTCTGACAACACTGTAGACGATGCAGCCGTGGACGTTCTCGAACGTGGCTTGTTTGGTGATAGCTGATGGATTTAGGAGAGCCACCGGTACTACCGTCTCTACGGCTCCCTGAACCCCTTCTTTTACCACGTCCGGTGCTAGAGGTACCACGGGCTGACATACCGTCTTACAAACCGCTTGTGGTGCCTCCTAGCGACCTCCGGCCACCCCCAGGGGTCAAAGGATCCAAGACA